CCGACCTGCTCAATAGATTTGCGAGCCAAGCAGCCCACCTCATCCGTCAAAACTTGTGTACTAGCACCCTTTAAATCAGTAGTGTTAGTAACTATGTGTATGCTGTTACGATTAAATACTAGTAACTTGTCCTCAGCAAATGAGTGCAGTCCTACCACGAAGTCCGATGTACCAGCGTTGAACCTGTACTGAGCAAACACCTGATCATACGTATCTGTATCCAGTACGTCGGATGCTATGACCTCATCTCGTATGTTTCTAGTCTCAAATGTATCAGTTCCAGTTGATAAGAACTGAAACGGCATAACTAATCTACGCTGGTGATAAGTAGCAAAAGGAGGTGCTGGCATGTGCACAAAGCCTAGACCTACAGAAACTCTCTTTGTAAAGTGTACATCACTTACGCTTCCTACGTCATCTGTGTTAACGAAAAACTTAAAGGCTGACGAAGATGCTTCTGAAACTACAAAAGAGTCCCCTGTTGTTAGTGTACTACTTCCAGCCGATGTAAGCACTACATTATCCCCAGCAGCAAGTGTATTTGAAACAGTAACAGTAGCTAAACCATTTGTAATAGTAAAATCTGTTGAATCAAGCTCAACTGGCTGTGTATATGCACCACTCTGTACTTTTGTAAAATCCGTAGCTACAATAGAAGAACTAGAAACTGTATAGGTTTCATTACCGTCAACATCTAAAGCAAAAGTAAACGTAGTGTCCCCAGTTTTTGTAATATTTTTACTTGAACCATTTGGGTCAAGGCTAGTAAATGCTCCATCTGTGCCTGCGCCTAGTACTCCGCTAATGGTAACAAGATCTCCTGTTGATAGATTATGATTAGAGCTAGTTGTTACAGTAACTAAATCAGTACTACTAGAAACAGCAGCTGCACTAATTGTAGATATTCTTAAATTATTTTCTAGAGCTGTAACACCACCCTGAAATACAAATACCTTGTTAAAGGCTTGGATCATATCTACGCTTGCACTGTACGTTGTTGCTGATGGGTATCCTATATCAAAGGTTATGCTATTTGCTATATCAAGACCAACTGCCTTAGAGTTAGATGCTAGTACAATGTATTGTGTGCTTGCCTGATTTGGATCAGAGAAGTCCGTAGATCCGTAGATATTATTAACAGTAGTATCATCTAATGTAGGTATTTCTACAGTTACATTACCACTAGCAGCATTTGTATAGGTCTTATCAGTTAGCTTTATTGTATCCGTATCTACTACAGTAGCTGTATATCTTCCATCTGCACTTGTAGGTTCAACACCACTAAGTCCACTTAATTTTACTTGAGCAGTCGCACCTGCTTCTAACGTATGAGCGGATGCAAAGTTCAGCAACAATTCACCATCGCTATTTACAGATGTAGTATTTGTAGTCTTAGTAGCATCAAGTATAAAGAAGGGAATTGTCATTGCATTAGGACCAACAGACAAAGGAGCAGTGACTAGATCCACGCCCTTGCGTACCTGAGCCTGCCCATTACGATCCGTGCGTATGTTCTGTGCATCAGAAAGCATACCAGCCTGTAGCTGATCAGGACGTAGCCTGTTGTTGAAACCAACAAAACCTACATCACCATCTTGGTCAATGCGGTCATCGAGGTTCCCGTATCTATCGTACCTCGGCATTAATTATTTTGGTTTACTGGCTTTCCAAGCCTCTAAAGCTTTATTGAACTCTGCTCTTTGGCTAGGTGTTAATCTTCTGCCACTTCCTTTAAAGTCTGACGCTTTTGGTCTCTTAGCTTCCCACGCTTCCCTACGTTTTGCTGCCGCTCGTGCTTTTTCATTAGCAGAACCCCTGTTTGCAGTACCAGCTCCAGATGTCTTGTTAGCTTCTCCTGCTTTTGCCTCTCTTTTTGCTTTTGCCTCTTTTCGAAGTTCTAATCTACTTTTTTTTGTGAACTTCGGAGCATCGTCTTTTTTCGAAGCAATCTTCCTAGCAGCAACGAGTAAATCGCTACCAGCTGCTGGACCCTGAATTACCCCAAATCTAGTTGCTGTTAGGTCCTTAGTTCCCCTAGTTAAGGACTTACCTGCATCCTTAATCTTTTTAAAAGCAGTCTTTATATCCACTGCTCCTTTACTTAGATCCTGTCTAAGTGTTGTTCCTTTTCTGTTTTGCAGTAATGCACCCTTACTGCCTTTTCTAAATGGTCTTCTTAATCTACTCATTGTATTTATTATTTATAATTATTCTAATTAACATCTCCAGCGCTTCAGGGCTAATGCCTTCCGTGTTGGTCTCCCTTTTTTGTCCTTCATTGGACCCTTTACGCCAGACATTCTAGCACAAAATGATTTCTTTCTAGCTAACTTTTTACCCTTTGGATTCTTTTCAGTAACAGGGGGCTTTAGATTAGCACCAGTCTTACGTTTAAAGTACGCTCTTCCAGCAGCAGTAAGTCCTCCCTTTTTACTTTTGTGTTCCTTCCTCATTAGCTTCTGACCCTTGCTCTAGGTGTGTTTGCAACGACTGTCTTTCCTCTTGATCCCGCCTTCTTCTTTTTTCTAGCAGTACTAGCTCTTTCCGCTTTCGTGAGAGATAGAGCCTTTCTGCGAGGGAGGCAACGGTCAGGGTTCTTCTTGTCCTTAGACGTTCCGCAAGGTCCTTTGATACTTCCATCAGTTCCTATACGTACCCAGTTTTGTTTGAGCCACTGTTTTAGTTGAGCCATTATCTACCTTTGCGTTTAGCACCCTTAGCTTTCTTTGCGTAGTTTGGATCCTTGCAGTACTTAGACGCAGCTAAATTAGCGTACGCGCTAGGATACGTATCAAACGTACGCCTAGCCCAAGCCTTACCTTCAGGGCATATTTTACCTCCGCTTTTTGCTTTTTTTGGCATTCTTTACAATGGATTTGAGTAACTTAGATTGACCCGCATGAGCCTTAGAAGCTTTCTCAAGCTTTCTTGCGACGCTTAGTATTTTTCTGTGCATTTCTACTCCTTAGTACTTTGAAGTCCGCCCCAGTAATTTTATTGCGTGGTGCAGCAACTCTAGCTATCTTCTTCTGTTTTGGACTGTATTTGCTAAATGGCATTACTTTCTTTTCTTAGCCATTTTTTTGGCAGTTTTTTTCTTGGGTGGACGACCTACTTTACTTCCGTATGTTCCTTTTCCTTGTGGCATATTTTATCCTTTGTTTATTGTTATGGTTTAAAGGTCTTTCTAAAATAAGAATCCGCAGCCCTTTTTTGAGCTGCTGTTCTTGTGTCTGGACCTGTAAATGCTTCTTTCAAAAGTTTTTCTACATCAACTTCCCTTTTAGTATTAACAGATTTTCTTTTAATTACTTTGTGAATCTTCTTTCCTCCCTTGGTTATTGCAGTAGCTGCACCCTTTGCAACTCTTCCTGCGGGAAAAAGGTTTAAACTCATTTGACTACCCTTGAACTCTGGCATCTATATTCCGCTCCGTATTTTCATGTAGCTAAATGCTACGAATCCTGCAATAATTAGAGCTATCCATAAACCAGTATCCTTTAGTTCTGGAATGGGTACTAGATCCGCGCTAGTTATTTGCGCAGGTGCTGTTAATCTTACCATCATAGTACCCGTAGTATTAGGAAAAAATGATGAGAATACAGCAGCATAAGTAGTATCCCCAGCTAAAGTTATAGTACCATTAAATGGTTCTTCATGTTTTTTAATGCCTTGAAATGTATCTAACTGTCCTCCACCGAATCCTATATTTGGACCATCGTTAAATATTAGAGGCTGCTCAATTACAAAGTCCGCTTCTAAATTATCATATATTAACAAAGAAGTATCCTGAGTCCCTCCTGTTAAATCATTAAAATAGTTTTCAAAGATGTACTGCCCCGCAGCGCTAGTGGTAAATATAAGAGGGTTGTAGTAAGTTGTACCACCTTCTGGATTAAAATCCTGTACACTGTAAGTTTCATCTATGCCTACCTCAAGATCATATACTACACTGTTTAACTGCACTGCACCCCAAGCTATAGAAGCAAGAAGCAATGGTGCTAATAAAAATTTTACTTTTTGAAGATGGACGAACATATTGATGCAAACTCTTTGAAGGCTTTGGATATTATATTATTTTTGGGAAGAAACATAACTACAATGGAAAATATTCCTATGTACGCAAAAAGCATACCTAGTAGATTCTCTTTGTAATTTTCTATTATATATTGTATCATACCTGTCTTGGTCCTTCTGGTGACACTGATGGCAAGTCATCTGGGGTTAACAATGGTTCGTCTGGCTCGTTAGTTTCTACGTTGGAGTGCGGCTTGACTTCATCTATTTCATCAGCACTTTCACCGCTATCTTCTTCTGGCACGGGTTCTGCTAAATCCTCCTCCTGAGACTCCTGTGTTTCTTCGCTTTCTATCTCTTCACTCTCAACTTCTTCTGCATCTTGTTTAACTTCTTCTGCATCTCCTCCATCTTCCTCGCTGTTATTAGTGCTTTCTTCTTGGGCTTGTGGTTCTTGGCTCTTGGTTTCCTCGGTGGCTTGTGACTCAGTTGCTGTCTTAGCTTTAGTTTCTTGTGCTTGAACTGGTGCTACCTTGGCTTCTACCTTAGCAACCTCTGCTTTTACTTCTGCTACTTTTTCTTGCATAACTTCTCTGCCCCAAGAGTCCAAGGCGCTAAAATCCACAAAGTTATTTATTACTGGAGGAAATCTTAGTCTTTCGTGAACTACATCATTGGCTACACTAGCTACAAATACCTCTGTCTCATCCACCGCTATATTTGTTTGAGTAACTGCTGCTGTACTTACAGCTACTGTTCCTGCGGCACCTAGTTGAGTTATCTTATCAACTACAGGTAACTCCTTAATTCTGCCTAAGATTGTTTTCTTAGCTTGCCTAGCACCGTCTTTAGCCGCCTTGAGAGCCTTCTCAGCGTCCTCGCGGCTAGGTCCTTCACCTTTGCTCCCCAAGACCTCATTAAGGCTGTCACGGAGCTCAGAGAGCTTTTCTTTAGCATTTTTGTAATCCATTGAATTGGTGAACACCAAGAGCAAATGCTCTTAGGCTTTTCGCATACAGTACATTTTTTCATATTATTTAACTGATGATGAACCAAAATAGAATCCTACGATAGCAAGAACTGTTTGGCGTATCTCTGGTAGTATAACATACCCGTGCAAGGTCTGGAATGTTGTACCCTTCTTAAATCCAAAGAATTTACTGTACTCACTAGCTACTGTTACGCCCTCGTCACTGTGAGCAAGTATGAAAGGAGCTATGATTACGCCAAATAAAACTGTTACTACTATTACTCTTCGTACCCAAGCACCACCATCTCCTGTGCGTTTTGCAGCTGCATCAGCACTTGCACTAGATGCCTCTTGTTTTTTTATAAGATTATTTACATTATTTTGTTGAGCAGTAACCATTGTACCAATCAACTTAAACAAGAACCCAGATGCACCACCACCTAGCATAGCTATGAGTTCAGTGGTCATTTTAAATCCTTTATTAACTTATAAATAGAAAGCCCTAGAAATATAAAAGTCATTACCCCAACAACTAGACTGACCACGCTGTTTACGCTTTGTAGTCCTATACAGGCAAAGAACCCTGTTGATCCTACTGTTCCTCTAAGCATAGTTTCCATCAAAATTCTTTGCTAGGTATTACGGGATTAAAAGACTCAACAGTAGATTCTTCCTCCTCTTCAGTTAAGTCATAAACAGTAACATTTAATGCCCACTTACCCTCTGCTGTAGGTTGTGCTGAAAGAACTCTCCGTGAGCCTACTCCGTGTATCCAATGAGATAAACCAATTCTCTTACCTTCTTCATCGGCACGAGCATTAGCCTCTTGTTCGTTATCGTATATTAAATAAATCATTATGATATTGAATAATGGTTCATAATATTAGTCTCAATTTTAGGACGATTTGATGACTGATCAGAATTGTAAATAATAAACTCTTGCATTGTTCCGTCGTAATTATTTGTTGTACCTTCAGAAAAACCAATAGATGAAGTTTGAGCAATAGCATCTGTACCAATATTGATTGCTGAAGTAGCAGTACCATTTTTGGCAAACAAAGATGATGAGCCATTATATACTGCAAAAGCTAAGTTCTTATTTGTATCAATGGCTACTCCAGTATCGGTAACAACACCTGCAAATGGTCTGTACTTGTTGCTACTTGTATCAAATAAAGTTCTAACAGAACCTCCTAGTTCATCAAAAAATTCATTGTTTGTATCACCTGTAAGATCTGATTGATGCACAAAAAGTATAGAGTTAGGTTGAGATAAATTAGAACCAAAATCTATTTCAAAACGATCATCGATTCCATCAAAATCAATCTCTGGCAATCCTGCTGAATCCACAAGCAAAGAACCATTAGTTGCGATTGCAGGTTGTTTATCTGTGTCTGTTTGAGTAGCATTATTACTATTACCTGATTGGTCGTACCAAGTTGTAATAAAACCAGAACCAGTTGTTTGCGTAACAACAATGTTTTTAACTCTTACGCTTCCATTTGTAGTAGTCCCATAATCTGAGGTAGAAGACTGATCTTCTATTCTAAGAGATAAGATTTGCGTACCAGTTGTTCTTCCATTTGGAACATTAAGAGTAACAGAAGTCCAAGCATCTGATACAACGGTTGGTGAATTTGAGGAAATAGTTGGTCTACCGCCAGTAGGAAATGATCTTTCTACTCCCCAAGACTGATTGTTAAACGCTGTATCAGCATAGTATTCAAAAGCTATTGTATAACTAGAAGTTCTTTCTAAAGCTATACTAGCTTTTTTAAAAGCAAATCTTCCCCCAGTATGTGTATAGTTTAATACATCGCTCTTACCTTCATAAGTAGCTTCTCTGCTAATTGTTCCGTGACTATCTCTTACATAACTATCTGTACCAGAGGTAAAATTCGATTGCTCAGTTATTACATCTTTATTTATATGATCAAGTAAAGCCCCAGAGTTTATTTCAGATACAGTAAAATTTTTTTCAGCAGAAGCATCATTGCTTGACCTACGAACACGCACTGCCAAAGGATCACCACCAGTAAGACTTCTAAGGCTATATGCAGCAACAGGAGTAGCTATTGAAGTAATAGTCTCTCCTACTTGGTTCAGCCGTCTCTGCCGACCTATGGCTGAATTAAGGTTAAGTTGCATATTAGAACTTGTGAAGAGCCACCATGCCAGAAGAACCACCTAATGTAACGGATGTAAAATGTCCATAAAGAATAGTTCCAGCACCAAATGCACCGTCCAAATCTACCATTGATTCATCAATGTTGGTGTTAACTGTACTGCTTATAGTACTGTCCCTAAGGAACTGAATAGCCCCAAAGTTTCCTGTAGCAGTGTCTGTGGGACCTATAATTACTGAACCTGCAGAACTGAACTCCAATGTATTGTTTAATGATCTTGCCATATTATTATCTTGATGAAGTGTTTATATACGTTGAAAATTTATGATTCAACGAGTTGTTGTTGTTAATTATATCAATGCGTTCAAGCTCCGTTTGTAAAAATAGTTCAGCTTGGTTTTCTTCAAACGCTCCTTTATCATGCTGACCATCCATTCTAAGGAAGTCCGCGTATACTGCGTGCGCAGTATAATTAAAGAACTCCGAAGGTATTTCTGTTCCTGAATCTAAGTTCAGCGTAGAAGTAAGTATTCTTCCAGTGCTTGTATCAACTATATTTTTTTTATAAGTTACAAAAACTTCAGCATCTGAAGCAGTGCTATTCATTACATTGGCACCATTGGAATCCGCATAAAAGTTGTATTCTGTGCTAGAATCATTTAAGAAAGCTTGCTTTCTGTGTATTCTAATAAAGTCATTGATTGCTGTTTTTAGAACTCTAGTTGTACCAGAAGAAAGAACTTCATGCGTTTGATTATAGGGTACAGTATTAGAAGAAGTAATTACTAAGTTACCAGTTCTTGTACCTAATGTACCCCAGTCCTCTACGCTGACTGGGGATTCGTATTCTTCTGTATCTTGTTGCGTAGCAAATACAGTGCTCGCGGATATAGTAACAACTCCTGCTGTAGTTTTACTATAAGTTGCTAATCCCCAAACCCATTTTGATGAGGAGTTCTTATAAAAAATTATTGTATTTTGATTGTTAGTGGAGTCACTTTGATCAATGGGTACAAACGCATCACTGGTAGACGTACCAGTATGCGTGTAATCCCCGTACTTTGTGTACGCGGCATTATACGCATCGTTATCAGTAATACCAGTTATACTAAAGCTAGATATAGATCTTTTCTCGGATACAACTATGTACCTATCCCACATAGGAGAGGAGTTGTACGCCATATTTAATCTGCGTTCCGTAAGAGAAACTAGCATAACTTTTTCGTTGTCCGTAAAATTATTTACGCCAGCTAAAGCTTTGATAGTCCCAAATAAATCTGAATTATCTCTTAGTAGCATTATGCTTTGTTAGGAGAAAGATCCTTGTGCTTTTTGTTAAAGTACTGCAAGAACTCCTTGGATAGTACAGTATCCTTACCGTACTTAGCAATGAGTCTAAAATAATCTCTAGCTGGGATTGTAGCTACGCATTTACCTAGAGTAGGATGCGTTTTGCCAGCAGTTTCCTTAGCTTCCTTACGAGCAATATCTTCACGATTGCGCTCCGTCATTTTTTCGTGCATCAAGGATTTCTTGATTACGTCTTCAAGAGCTTTGCAATGCTCTTTTTCATCTAATTTATTTTCTTTGAAGTGCAGTATATTCATATAAAAAAGGGGTGGCTGAGATCAGCCCAACCACCCCGTAAGTTTTATTTAAGCTATATTAGCTTGTTATGCCAGAACCAGCAGTTGGATAGTAAGCAACTAAGAGCTTAAATTTGCCCTTTTCTGCATTACCAAATCCGTTACCTGTTCCGTTTGAAGAAACATTGAACTGAGAAACAAGGTGCGATGTAGCAGTTGCACCATTAAGAAGTGCTCCTGTGTTTACGTACTCTTGATTATTTGTATCCCCTGTAAAGCAATCTATTGCTGCAACAAAGCCATCAACGTCATCATCTCCGCAAGAGATAGTAGCATTAGATACAGCAGAACCAGTTGATACTGCTGCTGTAACTAACTCTTTGACTTGTATGCTTGCTTTTGCAATAACACCAGCAAGTGCAGAACCAGATGGGAACTGAACTGCTGTGCTTTGTGCTCCTGTTGAAGCAGATAGCTCATTAGCATCGAACTCAACTTCGTGAGTATAGCCCTGTGCTAATGTTTCAAGGTTTCCGATTTTCTTTAATACGAGTGCCATGTTATTATTCTCCTATTCTATTAAACGATTTTACCATGAGCTGCTGGAGCATAAACACCAAGTGTCAATGCGCAATCAACGAAACCACGCTCACCACCGCCCATGTTTGGAAGACGAGTTGAGCCCATTGGGATTAGCTCATGAATACCGTAGTACTCAGGATTAATCATGTAACCACGATCATGGTCAGTACCGCCAGCAAGTGTATCTGGGCTAGTTTCTGGGTTCATGTTTACGATTGAAACGATACCGAAGTCCGACTGATAGATCTCAACAGAGAGCTTAATAGTGGAGTTCATTCCGTCGTAATTAACAGAACGTACACCCATTTTGTCCGAGTTTCCAGCAGTTCCGTCAACGCCAAAACGAGCGAAGTCCGCAATCTGTTTGCGAAGACTTGTGTCCGCAATAAGAACAAGATTGTTTGCTTCACCGTTTACACGGTATATAGAACGAACAATAGTATTGAATTGAGCTTCTGTTATCGAAGCACCTGCAGTGCTAATAGATGCAGCAGGAGGAAGATAATCAGTTGCAACATTGCTTGGTACGCCAGCGGAACCTGTGTTAGCAGCGGACTCAACCCACTGACCTATGCCACGAAGTTTGTATGGCTGTGCGCCTGTTTCTGCTTGCTGCTCGTTATCCGATAGGATAGTAGCCTCGATGTCGCGTTTTAGCTCACGAATTGCTTTAGCTTCCGCTTGAGCAACTTTAGCTGGACCTACGGAATCAACTGCTTCTTGCAAGTCGGATACCATGTAGTCCCTACGGAACTTTTGTACATAGTTACCAAGACGAGCGCGGTTAGCAAACTGATCTGTGAATGAAGTAATGTCCGCACCTTCGCTAATACCAGTGGTACTAGGAGAAGATAGTGAATCAACTGTCCACTCAACGAATGTTGAAGTAGCGCGTTGTTTATTTGCGGATGAAAGGGCAGGTGTTTCTTCTGGCGCAAGAATGGTCAAGACATCAGTCAAGTCCTCACGATTTGAAACACTTGGACCCTGAGAGCTGGTAGGTGTTCCTACCGATGGATCAAATGTATCTGAAATAGCCATTTTATTTTATATTAATTTATTATCGTTGTAATTGAAGTGTTCGCATTTTGACAAAATCATCTTTACTTCCTGAATCTTTAAAACGACTGTTCAGGTCAGACAGAGCCTTTGCGCCTTTCTTTGCACGACTTGTAGTTGGAGCAGCCTGTGCTCCTGTCTTCGGTGGATTTAAACTTACGTTACTGGGCTTTTCCTTAATTAGCTTTCTTCCGTATATACTATTAGCTGCATGAGCTATAATATAAGGCAACTGCGCTGATATATCTGGATCCACTGTTTCTTTTAATTTTTGAAATCTAGGATCACCCATCATAGCTTCGTATCTTTTTCTGGTATCATTATCTTCTCCAGATAGCCAATCCAGTTCTTTTTCTGCCTGCTCCTTAAAAGCGGATTCCAACTGCACTGCATTCTCTTTATTTTGAAGAGTTCTTAATTGATCTGGAAGATAAGTATCTCTAGCTTTTCTAGCTTGCAGCAGGCTCTTTCTAACCTGCGCCTTAGTTACTTCTTTTCCTTCGATCTCAGTTACAACATCATCCGCTGCGTATCCATCAGCTTCAAACAATGTATCCTCAGCCCAACTAATAATATCGTTAACCTCCTTAGATTTTTCTTTTAGACTATCTACTGTATCCAAGTTTGAATACGGGTTATCTTTTATTTCTGTAGTTGAGTTCAGAATATCATTCTTTGTATTCTGCATCTGGTTCTGCAATTCAGCAAGTTTTTCCTCAGCAGCTTTTCTTCGAGCTGTAAGTTCGCCAAATCTAGCAACCGCACGACTTCCAAGTTTATCGGCAAGTTCCTTTAAATCCTCCTCGGACATTTCATCCAAGTTGTACTGTGAAAGAACGTCAGCTTCGGATTCTAGTTCTGATTCCTCTGTAGCCTCCTCAGTTGCTTGTTCAGCAACCTCAGTTACCTCTTCGGCAACCTCTTGGACTTCTTCAGTTTCTTGAACTTCCTCCGTTGACTCCTGCACCTCTTCCGCTGGCTTCTGCTCCTCTTGAGCTTCTCCCAGTGGTTGAAGTTGTTTTGTTCTGCGCTCCGTTAGTTCGGATACAGATATGTTATTACCGCTCTGATTTTCTTTTAGCGCCTGAGCGACTGCACTTTTGATTTCTTCTGTCATAATTTTCCGCTTATTTACGCCAAGCTACTGCGATGAGAATATTATAACATGCTATCCAAATCGTCTTTGAATACTGTTATAATCCGACATTTGTAAAATCTGATCGTACGTAAGTATACGTCCGCTTATTTGTTGTATATTTTCGAAGTCCGCTTTGTGCAGTTCAGAGATTGCTTCCTCTCTTAGGTCACGTATTGTAAAAATAAATTTAGCGAATGCTTCGTGGTTTGATAGTGCTTGTAGTGCTTGTTCTAAGTGCATGTTACATAGTTTGAGTCATTACTTCACCCATTTGTGCGGGCTCCGTACCGATGCGCCCGATCTGGGCATTTTGTGCTTGTTGCATTTGGAAAGTGTACTGCGCTTGGTACTTCTCTAATCTAGCTTGAAAAGCTGGATCGTTTTGTAATCTAGCTGCTACATCTTCCTGAGATACGTATTGCTGTAGGACTTGCATTGCAATCTGCGCTCCATTTGGTCTAGCTGGCATTTCAATACCAGCAAAGATCTTAGCTAAATCATCTGTAACTTGTTTTACTATTTGTTCTTGAGCATCTTGTGCAGGTTGCAGAACCTTGTCCGCAAGAACGGGATCCACTGAATTAGCTATAACAGCAAGAAGATTGTCAACATTTATTCTTCCGTTTCTATCCAGTTGTGTAAGTGCTTGAATCTGAGCAAGTTTTCTTTCTTGTGTTTCTGGATCTGTGTTCAGTACATCGTACGATATTGTAACATCGAAGTTTTCGTTTGGATCCCCTTTTCCAAATATTTGTGCATCTGGAGAGCCAGTTACTCTAAAGAATGTACTGTCTGGTCCAAATCTTTGGTAGCACTTGTACGCAAGTTTTATAACTTCTGAACTATGTTTTAAAAATTTATTAACTAAGAACTGTTGCTTGAGTTGACTTATAGGGGATGGGTCAAGACCCATTAATCTATCTGCTTGATCTTGAAGTGTTTGCTCAATCTCCACGGAACCAGTTGGTGGCGGAGGAGTAGGACCAAATGTAAGATCACCCTTTCTTCTATACGGGATCATTCTAGCTGGTCCGTAATCCGTAGGAGCTTGTCCTACTGGATGCAGGATAGGTGGTAAAGTAGAGAGACTGTTCCTGTCTATGCGGGAGTCCCGTTCTACTTTTACTTGATTTTGTATTCCGCGCAGTAGATCAGGAGCAGTCATTGTATCATAAAGACGTTTAGAATCCTCCGAAAGTTTAGTAACTACTATAGGATAATCCTCGTACCCATTAAGTAATTCATGTATAGCAAAGGCTGGTGCCTCGTTGTTTCCGCTAAAAAGTCTATGGAATACCGTGTAATATATCCCTTCTGAACCATCCTCTGGGTCGATTAATCTTTGGTATCCATAGATTAGTTCAACTAAATCCTCTGTCTCGTATCCGTAATCCGATATAAGATTACTTCTTTGACCTTCTTGTTCTTTCTCTATGCTTTGAACATCTACGCCTCTGTATTTATCTATCATTTCCTGAACGAAGTCCGCATCCCACCCATCGGTAGTTACTTTGAGTTCTAGTTCCTGTGGGGTATAGTAGCTTCTCCAAAAACAATATGGAGCTCTTTGAGGATCCGTTACATACGGAGGTAAAAAGAAATCGTGATCTGGAGCTAGGGTTCTTACGTCTGGTGCATTTACTGCTCTTCGTACTATAGGCAACTCCGCAGTTCCATTATTTCTTAGATCCTTGATTGCTTGCTTTGCGCGCTTTTCTGTTATGCCCTCAAAGCTGGATTCAATGAGTTCTATAATGGACTCATCTGCATCACCTTGCTGTATAGCTCTAGCTATAGTTGGAGCCAATTGAGCAATCTGCGAAAGATCCAAGGACTGCAAAAACTTTCTGTCCTCTCTTTGCCAGCCTACGTGAGTAATAAGTATACCTCTTTCTAGCAAGTAGTTGCATCCTAGTTCCATCTCTTGATGAAATCTATTAATGTACCCAGAGCTTATCATCCATTTTAAAAAGCTGGATACAATCTTTGATCTAGGTACATCTCCTACCTCCACTGGAAAAGCAGTTACATTTGCTCTATTTAGAGCGGACATAAGCAGGGCAACTAAACGTGTAATACGCTCATCAATAACATGAGCCTCCATGTCCGATGCTCCCTCAAAAGGAAAAGCATCCGCTCCATGTTTTCTATGATCTCTTGTCTTTCCATTCCAATAATTCCTGCGATTATCATAGGAGTCACGGCAAAGATCAAAATAAGGTTCTAGTTCATTGATCGTTTGCTCATAAGCATGACGCAGGTGATCAACATTTGGCTCATCGGTTATGTACGTCAATGAGTCTGAAATATCGCTTGTTTGCATATTGGTTATTTTATCACGGGGATCAAACTATCTTTGGCATTAGTATTATATATTTATCTGGATCGTATTCTTCTACGTGCAGTACTTGGTGCGCTCTTATTTTTCCTTTTAACTTTCTTGGTATACTTGCTGGTATACAGCAAGCCTTTTCTTTAATATAAACAAAAGCGTATCTAGGATTCGGTGCTATGTTTCGTACCCTACCCCTGTATACCTTTGGTCTAGCAATCTCCAGCGGGATATTATCATCCAGCATTGCTTGACCCATTTCTGTTACCCAAGTGTTTCTACCTTTTCCGCTGAATGCACTCTCATCCAGTTTATTAAAAGCAATATCTTTTGCGCGTTCAAAGGATATATTGTAGTCCTTTGCTATATCTGTTAATCTTCGTTTTGGCATTAATAACCTCCAGTTCCCCTCGTTGTTGATAATAATTGTCTACCTGTTACATGGTCAGGTCCCTCACCACCATTTGTCATTCTTAAATATCTAATTAAATCGAAGAAGTCCTTTAGGGCTTCGTCCATTTTTCCATTGCTTCCGTAATTAATTAAGGAATCAATTAAGTTCCCGCACTCCTCGTGCACGTAGCATATAGGTCTATTAGCGGAATCCACAGGAATATTTGGGTTGTAAGTAAACCATTCATCCAGTGCACTGATTCCTACTTCCTCTCTTCTTCCATCGCTTGGAATAAAATTCATACCGAGCTCGTCAAAGGATCTAAATAGATCGTCATTGTTTTCGTTCTCCTTTGCAAAGAATCTAGAATCCCCGATTCTTTCGTAAATCTTTACTCCAATCTCATCTTCAATCTCCTCAAAGAGATCCACGTACCCCTGTACGTTTAGTCCAATCTTTTTAGCTGCGGGTCCGTATCTCCACTTTGGATCCCCGAACAATGCCCACTCCCCATACACATCTCTCTCTGGGAACTCCTTGCGAATATATACATATCCGTCTGCATCTACAGCTGCCCAGATAGCTGAGTAGTTTCTAGCCCCAGCGGGGTCCACCACCATATAACAAGTAAATTTGTCCTTCTGGCTTATATCTGGGAACTGCATACCGTATTTATTTTCTGTATCAGAAAGTACATTTACCTCCGTATTAAACAATGGTAGTAGCGTAGTCATGGACTTCACGGGTACTCCGTACGCGCGCACCATAATATCGTCCTCTGTCCCATTTAATAAATCCTTCTTGATTCTTTCGTACCCTCCAAACGGGTTCTCATCGGAATGCAGGTATACAACAGAAGCATCGCGTTCCGCAGAGTACTGTCGTACTGGTAATTTTTTATTGCCTAGAAGCTCTGCTTCTCTATCCTCTAAAGTTTCTGCACCTTTTAGGTACTCATTTATAAATGGGGTATAGCCGTCTATAGGGGTAAATCCTACTAGGAGCTTTGAGTCCCTTGTAGCTAATCTAAATCTTAGAGTATTGACCAATGTAGAATCCCCAAGGTACTCATCCAGCCAAGCCCCTATATTTATACCTTTGGGGTTCGGAAAACCGAACTCAAAACCTTCAAGTATAGTTTGGTTATTTGTGAACTGCGTATAAGTTTTAAAATCCACTCTAGTTCTAGTATCTGGAAAAATAAAAGAACTCCCAGTAAAACCATTTTGCATACTGTAATTTATATATCCCTCTATACTCTTTGTCTTCTTTCTGAACTCCTTGGGCATCATGGACCATACTGCAGCTTGCTGCACCTTAACAGATGTATCAGCGTTCTGACTGAAGCATACCAGATGTCCATCCATCTCATTAACAACGGATTGCATCATTATCTTAGCGCACCCAGTTGTTTTGCCGCTTCTGTTTCCGCCAAGTGTAAGGCACTCATTGCAATCCTGTAGCCCTTCCCGTATACGATCCCATCCATCTAAATCAAATCCGTAATTTAAGGGATCTTCTTCTGCGGACTTTATCCTGCCCTCGTGTACCTCATGCAAATTAGAAAGCAACTTGGGATCCAGCTCTCCGAGCTGTACTATCTCTTCGTCCGTAGGAGGCTGTAGAATGGGGTGCTTTGTAAATACTAATCCCGTGCTACTCATCTTCTTCGTAAATTATTTCAGTATTTTCATCAGCGTACTCCAGTGATGCTTCCTTCAAAAGCATTCTACCAACTGAAAAGCTTGTGCATGAGGACTGCACTTCTCCTTCTTCATCCAGTACTACAATTAAATAGTTCGGGTAGTACTCCCCTAGTATCTCTTTTATCCTAGCTACAATCTCCTCATCCATCTTCCTCTGTGCATTGTACGTCTATAATCTTAGCCTTCTTTAGTCTCTCTTTTGCAGCATTTATAGTAGCATCGTAGTCCTCTTGAGTATACGTTTTTCTGTCCTCCGTTATATGCGTAGCTTCACCCCTAGCCGTCAAAGCCTCCCTAGAGGCATTTGCTTTAGCTATTGATAGTTCTTTTAGGTCCCTGAATGTGGGCTCCAAGTCCCCGTCCTGCATCCTTTGTCGTACAGCTTGTATAAGATCCTCCTCTAGTGAACTCATGTTCATGTAGTTCCTAGCTGCTATCTGCCCCGAAAGTTCCTTGAATCTACCAAAGTAGTCAGCGTAATCCGTAAGTATACTAATTACACCGTTCCTATCGTGCCCGTACTTTTCTATAATTCTAGTCTGCGACGTACCTATACTATGCAGATAAAGAACCTCAGCTACTTTCTTTGGATTGTACCTAGAAAGACTTTTTTTCTTCAAGGCACTCTTATTATCCGATACCTCCTGTATAGCAAGCTGTATCTCTTTAAACAGCTCTTCCTTCTCTTTGTCTTCTTGAACTATACTTTGCTTAGGCATGTATGAGGTATCTCTTTGAGGTCCTTGGGTTCAATCTTTGTAAGTAGATCCTTTCTTCCGTACTTGCTTCTGGAATACAACTTGTACAAGCAATCATCAGGACTGTCAACCTTTTCATTTGTAGTCAAGTCATGAACCAATGATATAAGGTCATCCTTGCGAACCATTACAAAGTACTTCTCCCTTTCGAATACAAAGTGCGAAGCATCCCCGTACAGCCATCCCTTGTCTCCCTGTACGTTCTTTAGTTCTATCCATATTGTACTGGGGTCCTTGATGCTCTTTACGTCCACCTTGAACTGCATCTT